GAAAATCCAATGTAATGCTTGCATTGGTTAAACTTGTATCTTGGAATTGAAAATTAATTGTGCTTACTGGCGTTACGGCACTTGGCGTAAATGTTATAGATAATGCAGTTAAACTATAAAGGTTTACAACATCAATAGATTTAACATAATAAGTAGTCGAACTACCAGCAACTAAACATTCAGAGGATACCCCTCTATATACATACCCAGCAGTTCCCCATCCACTATTAGTAGTGCGAACTTCATATCCATAAATATCTGGCTCTAAATTATCATTCCACTGCAATTTAACTTTATTATTAAAAATAGATGTACTGCCGCCAGTTGGAGTAGATGGCGGATTCAATTTTCCGACAACAGTATGATTGCTTGAATATACCCATGGTCCAGTACGACCATCATCAGTTACATAACGCAACCGCATTTTATATACGCTTGACTCTTGCACATCATCAAAGTAAATACATCCATCACGAATAGGCACAGTTTTTGTTGTTTGCCATAACAATGCGGCATCATCTGAATAATCTATTTGCCCCTCAAGATATTTTGCTATTAAAGGTAAAGTTTTGGGGTTTGTAAATGCAACTTTAATTCTGTACATATAACTTTTAGGTGATAAAACCATCATTACGGACTCATCACTAACAATTGTACTTATAGTTGGACTTACAGTAATTTTTTGCTGTAATAATGTAGGCGGCAAAGTTATATTGCTATCAAAGGCAGGGATTGTTTCAGTATCGCTATCATAGACAGCAGGTGAATAATCCACCAGTGTAATCCGAGCAGTTAAATTGGAAATTGGCTCAATACTTTGCACTATCAAATCAGATGTTTCACTGTTCAATGCGCCAAACATAAATAGATTACCACTTGCGGCTTGTGTTGTTGTAACAGACGCAGTTAGATCAATAATATTATAATTACCATCAGTTGATTTTGCGCTAACAGTACGAGTAACGCTAGTGCCATCCTCTAATCTGATCCTAATGGTATATTGAATACCAGCATCCATTGGCATTAACTCATCTAACTCTAATTGAGTAGATGTAACTCTTGATACTATCCGACCAGATCCCAATCCCCACATCGGCACATCATGGCTAACTTTAACTAAATCACCTCTAGTGCATACCAAATGCTCAATATCAGCATTAAGCGTATAAGTTTCTGGGCGTAATTTAATTTGAGCAAAATGGAATCTGGCGTGTTTATAAATTGCCTCTCTAACAGTTACGCCATTTAAATTGATTTGCTCATAAAGCGTAGCATTTGAGGCATTATAACCATCATTGTAAACAACATACTCATCTGGTTGAAAGCCTTGCTCACTATTCATAAATGGCACTCTAAAAGCGTGCGGAATAGTTGGCAATGTTTTTACTGACTCAAAATCCCAAGAGTTATGTGGTGTAAAAAATTGAGATGTAGTAGTACGAGGCTTATCTGTAATTACAGTCCATACCCCATCTTTTAATGTTGGTGAGGATCTGCCAGCCGCACAAATATCTTTTAATACATCTAATAAACTTCTGCGACTTGTAATGACATTATCGTAAGTAAAACCATTTTCATTACAATAATCATGCCATTCAATTAAAGCATTAAGATCAATTTTTGAATCTGGCAATGCTTTTGCATTTGCTGGATGTTGTAATACATATCTAAACAATGAAGCTGGATTCCTAGTTGGTCTTTCAATCCAAGTAGAAGTTGCATCATTCCAATCTTTACAAATCGAATGTAAGGTAGCTGATATTCCCTCTAAATTGCCATTAAATTGATCAGTGGCTTTAACTCGAATGGCTGACATTGCCAATGGTTTAGGCTCTACAACTGGTCTAGTATTGCCATAAGCAGTAATAGCAGACAATATAGATGAATGATAATAATGGTATTTAACACCACTAACAGTTTCCTCATCTGATGTTGATGTAATTCGCCTTACTCTAACTTGATATTTGCCATAAGGTACATCAAATGAAACATTGTAGCTAAAAGCATCTTTGCGTTTAACAAAACTTGTTCCAGTAACGCCTAAACTAATAGTTTGAGTTCTGCCTGTTCTATCAATTGATCCAGCAGATAAAGTTACAAATCGACCAACTACATCTTGAAAAGGTGAAAATCCAATATTCCCCAATATTGCAGTGGTAGTTAAATTAAATCCACTGTAAGTGCCATCTATAGATGATCTTAAATCAACAGTTTGATAAACAGTAGTACCGTATAAACAAACTCGCCATAATTCAGTTTCGGTTGGCTGAATAACAGCCAATCTTGAATAAGTTGTATTTAAGTTTCTTGTATCTTTTTTTAATCTTGCTAATATTTCACCACTTGGATCTGCATTTGGATCTGCGGTATATGATCCCTTTCTAACTATAATTTTATTATATTTATCTAAAATTATGCTACTCCATTGATAAACAGAAGTAGGTTGCTGATACAAATAACCACTAATTATTTGATAAAAACTTGCACCAATATCAAGTTTTACTTCTGAAGTAGTTTTTTCAATATTACCCCAAGCTGTAAGTGGGGCTAATGTGTCTGGATCAACTTCTCGTATTTGAACATCGCCAGTAAATGGAGTTGAAAATATTTTTCCTGCATTATCGCCATCTAAAGCAATTCGCCTTAAGCCCTCTGGAAAATGCAAAATTACATTAATTGATGTACATAATTCATTAATTGTTCTTTCTACCCATGCGCTAGGTGGACTATCATTTGATCCACTAAGAGTTAAATTAATTATTTCCTGCTCAACATCTTTTGGGTAAATAGAATTAAATCTATTCCTAGATACATTTGTATCTTTAAACCCATGCAATGTTTCAATTTGCAATTCCTCTAAAGTATTAATTTCAGTATCACCAATACGCATATCTGATACTTGCAAACCGCCATATCCCCAAACTAATAACATTCTTAAATAAGATGTATCGGCATTAGCTTCAACATAAATTTGAGCACCTAATGGGGCGGTAAATCTCATTTTTCCCAATACGACTGGGATAGCCCCATAGGGATTTGGTTGATTGCTACCACCTTGTAATAAATTTTGATTTTCAGCAGTTCCAGCACTTTCTGGTGCTGTTGGTGGTCTTATTGGAAATATTGCATTAAGTAATAATGTACCTACAATTGAAATTGAGGCTTGAGCAATAGCAAGAGCAGTAGCAGTAGCTTCAATGCCTAACCCAGCTAAAACAGCAGGGGCAAAGTAAGCTGCGGCAACCACAACGGCAATAGTAGCAATTAATTTAAATGCACCCTTACCAGCAACGGCACGATACTGAATCATATCCCCATTGACGGGCTTCATATCCCATTGCTCTTGTGGCACTGGCACGCCATTCACCATAATGGCTACATTACTATCTATGTGCAAATCAGAGGCATATTCTTTTTTAATATATTCTACAATTTCATTAATAGTAGAATTAGCAGGTACATGACCATCAATACGCACATTCTTTAATGGATTTGGGCAAGCAACAATAGATATATCACCAACAGATAGGTTGCTATCATAACGATAAGCCCCATCTAGGCGATTTTTCCATTTGCCTTGATCATATCTCTCAACCGCAACATTAATGTCCTCTAAAACATGGATAAAATGCGTAGGCGAAATAACAATACCAACATGAGATAAACTTCCCTCTGCACGAAGTAGCAAAACATCGCCAACAATTGGATTGTCTGTTTTAGTCCAGTTCTCTTTGCTTATGGCGATTAATTCGGCAAGGCTACTATGATTATCATCAGCATTATATTCATCTGCATAAGACGGTAAATCAATATTAAATTGATCTTTGTATATTAGACGCACTAAACCCCAGCAGTCCAATCCATCAGCATCTCTACCCATCTTTTTATATGGGATTGTTATGTAATCATTCCACCAATTGTGCATTAGAATAGCCCTGCGAAATAAGACGGGGTAAAAGTATGAGCAGGAAACGGCTCTGCGGATAAACTATCAACAACTAAATCTGCTGTAACACTATTAGCATTATAGCTAATTCCAGACATTAAAAATCCATCAAAAGCAACTTCTACAACATTAGGTGTGCTAGTTAAAACAAGTTCAATTAATACATTTAATGTAACGCTTGCCTCACGAATCATAGGGATAATATATCTAGTTACATCATTAATTGTAATTTGGCATCTAGGGGCGGATTCTGTTTCCTCTGTTGGCAAATTTATATTAAATGGAATAAAAACAAAATTATTTGATCTGCTTATAAGACCATAAATAACCTCATCATCTGTTTCAGATAATCGCTGTGTATAGTTATCAGCAATTCTAATGGGAGTTGGTAATCCAGTTCCACTTATTGTTACCAAAACAGCTAAGGTATCGTCAGCATCTTGGCTAAACATTGCCTTTAAAGCGGCAGGTGATAACGATCCTAATCTACTCATGGCATTTGCTCTAACTTCATTGAAATTGTGTAATGCTCTACACCTAGATAACCAATATTATAGTATGCCCCATCTGAATTTGGTATGATTCTTACCTCGATAGATGCCCTAGTCCTAGGATGTGGGAAATCAAACCTAGCAGTGCCTTTGATGGTTGTTTTAATAAATGAATCAAGTGTAGCAATTTGAGTGTTATCCATTATAAAGGTAACATCAAAGTTATTTGGTCTGATACCTCGCCTACGCATTTTTGCAGATCCCATATCCATAGGCGTAATCATTGTAAGAACCCCAGAGGATTCAGCATAACTTGTAGTAACAAATTGCGGTAAAGTTGCAGGAAAAGTATAAGCCGCCATAATTATCGCCCTATTAGTTTTGGTTGAGAGTTAAAAGTATTTTTGATTGCAACATTGGCAGAACTTCCATTCCGCTTGATCTCACCAGCTACTAATTCACTGATTGTAACCTCGATCCTACGGTTGCCTCGACTATCAATTGTTTCATTGGTTGTAGCTTGCGCTGGTGTATTGTTATTGACCACCACTTGCACATTTGATCCGCCACCTTTCATGCTGACAGGGATTGATCGACCATCTGGTAATGGTACATAAGCCTCATTCATTCTGCCCTCGCCAAAAATTGAAACCTGTGGGCTTGTAGCAATACCGCCATTGGCATAGTTATTAAGTTTCATTGCACCATTTGGAGTCATCACATTGCCGTTAGCACTTTGAACTGGACTAGCAGAATAATAATTAGCGGATGTATCTGGTAATGCAGTATAACCCCCCATGCTGGCAGGTAATATGTTCTGCAATGCACCGCCAATTGCGCCCATTAATGGATTTGTAACTAATTGGCGTGTTACAAGTTTTAATATATCTTGCAATAGGCTTTGCAATACATCTGATAGCTTATTACCAGCAACAACGGCATCCTCAAATGCGCTGGTAAATGTTAATCCTAGATCCTTAACTATGCTTTGAGATGTTTGCAACTCTTGATTGCGTAAACGATAGTTTTCCATCTCTCTTGCTATTAAATCATCTTGAGCATCACCTTGATCAGTCATGCTTTGGATCATTTCCATTTTACGGTTATGCTCTATTCTTAATTGCTCTGTTGCTCTTTCTCTATCATTAGTAATTAGCTTGGCATTAAGATCCTCATTCTCTCTGGTTAGATCCTCTGACATGGATGTATATGCCGCAGATATTTTAGCTTCATGGGCTTTTTGCTCATCAGCCACTTGATTTAATAGATCAGCCTCATTTTCCAGACCTTTATTAAAAGCCTCTAAACTTGCCGCCTCGACATCTAATGTTCTAGCTAAATCTAAATTGCTTTGAGCCAACGCTCTATTTTTAGGTGTAATCTTATCGTTATGATCTAACTTGTCTTGCAATACTTGGATGTTAGTTCTTTCACCATCTACTAACTCTTTAATACTGGTTAATAGTTCACGGTTTGCCTTTTCCACCTCACTTGCCGCAGATGCCGCCTCTTTATTCTTACGGGCAGTTTCCTCTTGTTGTTTATGTAATTTATCTACATCAACTGGCAATACAGTGCCAGTAAAATTTGGCATAGGGGCTGTTTGTGGAGTTATGGCATTAATACCGCCTATGCGTGATCCATAGGTAATGCCTAGCTTTTTCTCTAACTCTAAAACTCGTTTAAGTCTTTCTTCCTCTCTTAAACCTAAAGCACCTTTTTTGCTTAAAAAGGCTAAATTCTGCTCATCTAATAATTTTTGCTGATCTGGATTGTATGTTTTTGCTGACGGGAAAAGACCTTTGGCTTTTTGCATAGCCGAAGTCAATGCGTTTAATGATCCAGTAAGAGCATCAGTAATTCCACTTTGCTCACCAAACCCAGCAATAACTAATTTAATTTGTTCCCAGAAGTTAGTCCATGCGCCAGCGATTGTTGTAATGTCTGCCGCTTGTGCTTTTAGTTTTTCATTGAGGGCATTATCGCCAAATGCTTTTAGTAATTCATTAGCAGTAATCTTGCCCTCGCCAGCTAATGCTTTTAATTGACCTACTGGCACTTTCATTGATTCAGCTAATACTCTCATCAAGTTTGGCGCAGTTTCAGCCATTGTCCTAAACTCATCACCAGCAAGCACGCCAGATCCAAACGCTTGAGATAATTGCAACATGGCGGCAGATGCCTCTTGCGCCCCAGCACCAGATACTTTTAATGCCAACGCCACATTTTCTGCCACTAAGCCAATTTGCGCTTGTGATACATTTGCATCTTTTAATGCGTTAGCAAAACGGGCATAGACAGTAGCGACTGACGCAATGCTTACTTGAGCAATGCTGGCAATTCTTTGAGATGAGGCTAGGGCTTGATTAAATTCATCAGTAGAGGATGTGGCAACACGCAATTGAGCAATGTATTTTGTTTGCTCATCAGCAATATCAGCAAACATTCTTACGCCTTGTATTGCTACATAGGCTTTTGCTAGATTGCCGACAGCACCAGATAATGCAGTAGCATCAGAACTGGCTTTCTTTGAACTGGTACTCATGCCAGCTAATGATTCATTGGTTTTTTTCGCAGAATTGCTTAGATTATCAAGATCCTTAGATGCTGTCTTAACTTGAGAAGTATCAACTTTAAAGCCTAAATTTAGAATATCAACAGCCATCATTTATCCTTTTGCATTTCCGTTAAAGCAGTACCATCAAGTAGGCGTATTAGATCAATTTCCCATTCCGACATTATAATGCCATAAAGTTTACAAAATGAATAAATCTCTTGGAAACTGATAGGATTAATAGCCATCCCAGATGATCTAGTGCCATGCAGTTTAACAAACCATGCCCAGATATAAAACAGCGATTGTGGCATATCTGGAATACCCCATTGTTCTTTTGGAATATTCGCAGATATGTAATGTTGCCGAATGGTATGCTTACCATCCCCACTAATCTTATTTAACGCAAATTCAGCCTTGCAATACTCTAGTAACTCGTTTACAAGGCTTTCGTGAAATTTCCTGCGTTATCGCTTTCCTCGATGATCTGATCAACAAAATGCGGATTACTTAGTAAAACTGTCTTTAATAATTCAGCACTAAACTCTTGTTTGACATTTTTCCAGCCAATTACACGAATGACAGCACCTTGTACATTTTGCTCACGCAACTCATCAAGTGTCTTTTGCTCTGGCTCTTTACCTTTACGCTTTGCAAGTTCTATCTCACGCTGATATTCAGAAAATATCTTTTTAGACCATTTTTGAACTGGCTCTGCATACTTGCCATAGATAGTAAATACTATGCCTGTATCTTGACCATCAGCAGATTTCATCTCAAGATCATAGCCCTGTTCTGAATCCTTGATTGCGTTAAACGAGGTAATATCAATTTGTTTCATGTTAAGCCCTTTATCGCCCAATTTGAGAAGTCATACCAGAGTAGAGGGCAACTACCTTTTCGCTTTCGCTAGGTATGACTAAACCGTTACAGAGTAGTATCTTGGATTTGGATTGTAGTTTGTGTAACACCTACCGCAGATCCAGTATATTCAAGAGCAACACCACTGAATGACAAGATAACTACATTCTCACCATCATTGGTAGATGCAGATCCAATTTTTACTCTTGGCAAATGAATTGAAAACGCATCAGTATTATCAGCAGTAGTTAATACATAAGTAAGACTAACCTCTGTTTCCGCATCAAAGTAATTTAAGATAGTTGTATCTTGAAATATGGCAGAACCCTCAACAGTAACCGCAACTTTACCCCTTGATTTAGCACCAATTGAGTTAGAGCCAATTACCGCAGTTTGTTGGATGCCATTATCTATTGAAATATTTAAGCCAGTAACTACGCCATTTACTACGCCATTTACAAGCAATACGCCATCTGGTGCAGAATAGATGCCCTCACCACCAATAGCGGTTGGAGTTGTAAAGTAAGCACTAGATGTAGCAGTTTCAGCGTCTTTACCCATAAAGCCAAAATCAATGGTAGCCATAGCATTTGGCTGTAAAGCAATAGCCATTGAGTTTACTTGCTGACCAGTAAACACTCTTGAGATTGTTGCATCTGGATGCCATTCCTCAACTGTAAAGCTATCATCTGTATGAGATGTTAATGGTACAAAAGTCTTTTTACCTTTTTCAGCTAGTGTTACAGATGCGCCAGCCGCCACAATTACTTGAGTTTGACCTGCTAATGGGCTAACTGTTAAAACAGTTGCAGACATGGCAGTAATGACAAACAAGCCGTTATTACCAGCCGCTACGAAACCACTTGAGTTGATCACATTACCTACGGCAAAACCGTCAGTAACAAATGAGCCAGCAGAGCGCACAAATGTACCAACTGTTGCAGAGATGGTAATGACAGCACCAGTAGTAGCGCCAGTTACGAAATCTTTACGCACTGCGGCTTGGATAAATTCCTCATAAGCACTGCCAGACAATTCACCACTAATAGATCCACTAGATTTGCGTGTACCATGACGCATATCTCGCATTTGTTGAGATGGCAGGATCTCATTTGAGTTATATGTATCTTTTTCCAACTGGAATGAGCCAGTTACTCTGCGGTAGTAAGATGCGCCAGATGCGGATGCTTTAGTACCCCATGTTGATTCTTTTTTAGCTACGAGTAGCTTATTTATACCTTGTGCTGTTGCCATTTTGACTTCCTTTCAAGTTAAGCCCGTAAATGGGCGATAAGTGCCTTTTACGGCTTACTACGGGGTTATTTCCGCAAAATAGTTAATGGAAATAGGTAAAATATAATTCTTATCATCTTGTATTGCAGATCCGACTATTGGAGTCCGCATCACCTTAACAACCAATCCGCTTTCAGTCATTGCTAATCCTCTAGCAAAATGCGCTTTAATTGCCTCTGCTTTCGCTTGAGCAGATCCTCTACCCTTATTAATCGGATAAAACAACATGATTTCAAAAAAACCGACTTCTCTATAATATCCATCACCTAATGTTGGATTCTCTGGTTGAGCAGGCAATAGCCTTACTCTCTGATAAGCAGTACCCTCTACTGGGGCATATACAGTGTTTTCAAATGCAGTAGGCAAGTTACTGGCAATAGTAGCTAAACGCTTTTCAAATGCCGCACTTATTTTAACTAAACTCATTTGACCACCTTATTGCCTATGTTTTCAAAAGCACCCATTACCTCTAGGTAGGTAATTCGTATAAACCCTTGTGGGGCTTGTTTTGAATAACCACCGACTGTTTTAGCACCGTTTCCATATAGCCCATACTCTAGCTTTGCTACATAGGGCAGGTTATTTGTTATCCAGATAGTATCACCTACCTTGAACTTAGATAATGCGCCTAAAGCCCTTGTATCAGCTTGATTGCCAGATCTATCCTCTGGGTATTCAGTAGTATTGACAGAGTTAATACCCACATTCCAATTACCACGCAATCTGCCAGTATCTACTGGGCTTTTAAGTACAACCCTTGACTCTAACTCTAGCGCAATGGCTCTAGCAACTTGCGAGGCATTGGCTTTTGACTTCTCTAATATCTTGGCTAAATCAAAAGTTAAAGTTTCAGCATTAGCCGAAATCATTTTCTTACCTGTAACTCATATAAAACATTAATGCCAGCAGGCTCAATAGCCTTTATGTTGGCTATATCATAAGTAACAGATCCTACCGTTAATGTATCGGCAGGGGTTGGCGCAACTGGCAATTGTATAAATACCTGTTGATCGCCCTCTTTAATAAGACTGCCAGCAGATGATTGATCACCGCCATTCATGTATTGATACGGCAGAATAACGCCAATATCGGTTGTCGTGCTAGTGGTAGAACTATTTTGACCAGTAGTAGGATCATAAGTACCCACTAAATATTTAGTCAAAGTCATAGACTGCCCAAAACTAGCAAGTAAGTTACGAGCCGTATTTTTTAGGGCGTTATAGTTCATGTCCGCACTACCTCACGACTTATGCCAGATGCGCTGTTTAAGAATGGGGCTAGTAAGTTATCAATAGCACGATACTTCACATAAGCAGGCTTAGTATCATCATATTCAATCTCTAAGCTACCAACTTTCTCACGCTTAGTAATACGAGCAATGTCTGGGGCTAATTCGGTAGTAGATGCACGCAAGCCTAGATCAGCGCAAGCATTAGTCACTTCAATTGGCACTACATCATTGGCATAAAAAGAAAATTGATTTAAGTAAGTAAAATCCCTGCGCTGTACCTCATCTCTGGGGAAACTTAACGCCTGTAATTCTGTATGACGGTATCCTAAGAATCGTAAACGATAGACTTGCTCAATGTAATCAGTGGCTTTGCGTAGTGATTGCTCTTTAACGCCTGTCGTTAAACTCGCCCATGCGGTATTACCACGATTTGAATGGTAAGTATCGGCATCAGCTACGCTAATATAACTTTCAGCATTGACCAGCCCAGTTCCATTTTCTACGATTAAACTCATATTAAGTCCTAATGATCTAATAAGCCCAGCAGGAAACCCCTGTTAAGAGATTTCCCACTTGAATTACTAGCCTAACAATACAGCCGCAAATTCTGGTTTCCACAATTTAGTACCCCATGCCGCAGATACATTAAACATTGCTTTTTGGAATCCTTTGTAAGCACGCACTTCAAATACTAGACCAGAGTACGGATCTTGGATAACCATTGCATCAACAGCCGCATCACCACCGTTTGGCATTGCAGGCGCACGCATAGCCAACTCTAACGCATTGCGCTGGAATACCACATTGCGAGTAGAGGCGGCAGTTACAGTGATAGCCGCATTGTCAGCAACAGCTTTGCGTAAACCAGTAGCGGCAATAGTTACCACATTGGCGGCAAGAGCAGTAGCTACTACATACTTGTTGGTATCGCCAGCAAAAGTGATGATATCACCAGCTAAGATAGTACCTGTACCAGTATCAACAGTGATTGCAGTAGCGCCAATTGCATAACCACCAGCATTGTTTACTAAGTAGCCAGAACCAGTACCAACAGCAGGTAATTGGATGCCAGCAGACTCTTTAAGCATAATGCCTTGTAGATCTAATAACACGCCATTACGCAATAAATCACCGCTACCAGCTTCATTTACTTTTTGTAATTGAGCAAGGTTACGCAATTTAGTACCAGCCGCAGTATTTAACACCATTGTTACATCGTTCATTGGTGCGCCATTATCAACTAAGATTTTACGCAATTCCGCAACATCATCAAAGTTTGAACCGAATGGAGTAGTACCAGCAGTACCGTAAGCGCGAGATGCGCCTAAGTAAGCAGATGTAGCCAAATCGATTTCGATTTCGTTAGTTAAAGTACGCATAGCTTGGCGGATTTGATCACCGTAAATAGTTTCAAAACCTGCGCCATTGTTTACATGACGGATATCCTCACCAGTCCAAGGGATTTGTACACCACGGGATTTAGTGATAGACAATGTTTTGCTATCAACAGTTTGATCAGTACCCTCTGGGATTGTCATAGATGGTGCATTATCTACTGCACTAACTTGACGGGTAAAATGTGATCGAACTACATCATTTAAAGCAACACGCTCTGAACCATTACCGTTAATAGTTGATGATGAGATTACGCCAGTAAGTTCACGACCTACTGTATCTGCGGCTTTGTATAAATCAGCCGCTAAGTTTGTTAAGACATTAGCCATTTTATTTCCTTTGTTTAATCGACTACTTTAAATCCGTCTTTAGCTAAAGTTGCTCTTTCAAATTGCGACTTAGCATCAAATTCAGACCTACTAATAGTCTTAGATTGAGAATTATTGTTACCACCCTGCGCCCCACCACCAGAGTTGTTTTCAGCAGATACAAAATGTTTACCTGTTTCACTTGTAGCCCACTCTTTTACAAACTCACCTAGTGCTTTATCACCAATCACAGCTTGGTAGTTTCCATTTTCAGCTTTGATTGTGGCTTGCATTTTAAGCAATGCCTTTGCGGCATCCATGAGTTCTGGTTTAACTTTAGATTTAGCCAGAGAATCAGTTAAATTTGCATCAAGTAAGTATGTTGTTAATGCGCTATCTTTTTCTTTTACAAGTCCAGATAAACGATCCAACTCTTTTTTGCTTAATTTACCATCATTCTCTAATCTGCCAGATAATTCAGCAACTTGGTTTTGTAGATTTGCGTAATCCTCTGGATCTATGTCTGCACCTTTGGCTTTAACTTTTAGTTTCACCAGATCAGACTTCAAACCACGATTACTTTCCTCTAACGCTTCAAATTTACTTAATAAACCATCTAACTTATCTTGCGTTAATTCCTCGACTTTCATTTCATACCCCTTTACGGCACTGCCGTCATTTAAGCCACTGGCTCATTACTGTGTGGCACTGCCACGAAACAAAACCCACTAGCACGGCTAATGGATTCCAATAAAACTTATATTTCATATTCCGTTTGAGATGATTCCTCTATATACAATTCTACACCCGTTTTAACGGCATTTAATATTTGCTCAATGGTAGGCTCTGGCAAGCAAACGAAAAATGGTTTATATCCAAACATCTTAACATACTGCTCTACTGCTAAACTGTATTCCAAATCCTCTTTAGATACATTGGTTCTTCC